CTCATTGTCTATTTTAGTAGAGATGTCGGCAATAGAAGTTACAGGTTTAAATTCAATTACCTTTCCATCCAATATATATTTTAAGAAGTTGCCACCTATAACACCATTTGCCCAACGTACAAGTGCTATAACAACCTCATTATTATTGAGAGAAAGGGCAACGTCACTCCTAACACACCTTGCTAACTTCGTTGAAAAATCAAAAATAATGTATTCTGTACTCCATTGGGAATCTCCTCTGTTTACAGTAATTTCTTCATCTATCCGGACAGCACCTTTTTCTCGTGCTGAAATAAAGCACACAGGAATAGTAAATGTTGCCTCATTGGTATTCATTGAAGGTATGCCACCGGTAATTACAGCATAGTCAGTAAACAGGTCAAGAACAATGGTTTGCACGACCCATTGATTGTTTATATTGGTAAAAAAAGCAATCTCGCCAATCCTAACTGTAGCCCCCCCCATGTGTTGATATATGCCGGGCGTCTTGGCAACGTAAAAAACATTTTGGTCGGGTGTTCCAACGTTTGTCTCGGGCGTCACCACGCCGCCGAATGTCGAATTTTCGCCAATAGACGAAACCATTGTTTGCAAAACTTGCCGGAGCACCGCGCCGGTAATCTCATTGTTGCCATTCGTTGTTATCACGTCAGCAATTGCGGCTTTTAAATTTTCATAATTTCCCATAATCACTCATTTAAATAATCAACATTATAATCATTGTTAAAATCTCCTTTGTTTGCTATTATATAGCCACGGCCAATTTTCTTGGCCACTGTGTCCGTCTCAAATTCAATCTCAACGCTTGCAAGGTCGCCTTGCGTCTGCCATTTTGGCGTAATTAAAAATGTGTCACAATTGTAAACCCTACCATATTTGTCGCGCACTGTCACAAAATCGGCCATACGAATAAATCGCATTACGTCGCATAAGTATTCCGGAGCGAGAATTGTACATTTATACACCTTTTCCGAAATTTGTTTCTCTACAAAAAAATAACCGTCGCGCTTTTCACCCTCTTCCTCAAATTGATACTCGGGTTTTCCCAATTCCGTGCATAGGTAGAGGCGATTTACAAACTTGGGATTTTTATAAACAATTGTTCCGGCGTCACAAACCATATTTTCAACGTCATGCCATTCGATACGCAAATATCCGGTTACGTCTTGAACTACTGTGTACACTTCCGAGAACCATGTTTGCACACCGTCGGTTAATTCTGCGTAAAATTGGCCGTTATTTTGGTTTATTGCCATAGGTAATACACCCGGATAAACAATAACATCGTACCCCTTTTGCGCAAAGCGCACAATCTCCAAACCGCTCTCTAACATTTCCGCTGTAATATCGCGATACAAATCGCCGTTTTCGTAATATATACGCACCCGGGTTATTGCATTAGCCCGGGTCTCGCGTATAATTTGAAAAGGCAACAACGTGTTGGCCGGCGTATATAACGGGTATATCGCGCCATAAGCATAACTCTTGCGGTGATTTTGCTGTTCAATATCCGTGTACCACGGCAACACGCTCATGTTATTGTTACTCTGTATCATACTTTAATGTTGTTTTTGCAATTCTCGACGTCAAAGATACAGACATTTTGTCAATTTTCCCATTTCCAATATTTGTTTTTACCAATTGGGTCGGGTCGGGGTCATCATTTCCAACCGGGAATGATAAGGTCTGTTTTTTGCCTTTCTGTATTCCATAGGCTGTAATTTCGCCGCCGTTCACTTTAACGCGCCGCGCGGGCATATCATATAGCCAATATAATGGCTGTAAATTTATCATTGCTAAATAACCATTTTGTAACTCATAATCTACATTGTTAATCGACTGCGTTGTAAATGGTAATTGAGGCAATGAGGCAACAATTAAACTTAACGTCCATATCTGCGACGTTCCTGTCGCGCGCCATCCCAACGCCGTCGCATTGGCCGGAATTTCAAACTCTGCTGTTTGTTTATTATTATTGCCAATAAACCAACGCGGCGTTGATATTATGGTCTCCCCATCATAAAAGACTAATTGTACAGAGCCGCCATTTGCTATAAATTCAATTACGCCCACATACCCTCTATATTCCGGTTTAATTGCATAACGTTTGGTCGCATAACCATCGGTCGCGCTCGAACCGGTATCAAACAACGGGTTATCATGTTGCGTTAATGCGTCGCCCGGAACCGCGGCCAATAGCGCAAATCCGTCGTTACTCATGTCCCCGGGGCGCAACATCATCAAATCAATATCGGACGTAAAATTAGAAATTGAAACCGTTTCAATTTTACCCTCTTGCACATACTTTGAGACAACTTGTATTGGTTCTCCTACAAATGCCTCGGTTACTTCATCCATCCACTCAAATTGATAGCGTTCGGGCATATCCACCTTGTCAAATGTATATTCGGATGTGCCGAACGCCCACTCTTTGCCATTTCGCGAGGCTGTAATGGCGGTCGTGTCGATAGATATTGTTGGCTGTTTATTATACGAACCACCGTTGCGATACCATTGTACATGCTCAATCCTTAATTTACCTCCCTCAATATGCCAATATAATTGAAAGCAATCGCGCAACATATTGAGAAACTGTTGCAATGTCGTTGGTGCTTTTTTCGCGGGCTCTTGATACTCGCCAACCAATATGTTTGTTTTTTGTGTTACCAACAATTCAAATTCAACTCCGCCAATTGGATTTGACGCACCGTATAAAAACTCGCTATACTCCGGCGTTGCCTCATGTCGAACGCCAGGGGCAAATTGTTGCAATAACACGTCAATAACAGACGCAACCGGATATGCGTCTTTTAGCATATATGTTTTACGGCCGGCTCGTTCAAACTGCGCGTCTAAATCATGCACCTTGAGCCAATAAGACACATCCATCCACTTGCTCTGTATAACCGGCCAAAATCGTGAGCCCCACGGCGTATATGGCGGGAGATAATATTTCCCGTCGCTTGCAAGCCCATACTCTGTCGGCGTATCGGACAATTCACGGTTATAAACAACCAAATTTAAGCCGACACCAATGGCGCGTTTGTAATTTCTGTTATTGTCAACGATATCATCTAATGGCAACTCATAAGTATTGGAGCCCATAAAAATCTCAACATTGGTTATATAGCGAGCATAAAAATTGCGTTTATACCCATAGCCGTCGAAAATCACGGGACGCTCCGCGCTGTAAAATGTCAATTCGCCAACCGGGTCCAATGAGTAATCTTTATAGCCGGTTTTATATAACTCCGTATTTGGGTTGTTTTGTGCATATATTGCAAAGTAATAATAATACGACGTCGTTCCCTCTTGTGGGTCATAATCTGCGCCCTCTTTTCCCTCGATATAATACTCGTTGTTCTTTGAGTAATATCTACGACCAACGCCACTGCCTTGCGCCCAACTTCCAATATAAGTGCCGGAAACATCCGGTGCCCCAACCGTCGAACCCATAGTAACAACAATCTCGCGCATTTCAGCGCAACGAGCAAAATAATATTTGTTTATTAAATCATTCTCGTTGCTCACTTCTTGCGCGTCTTGTTCCCAATGCATCCCCGAAAGGAAACATGAGACAACATCCTCGCCGGGTGCGTAAACTTGCAACAGAGGCCGTTGAGTAACGACTACGCGCTTAATTTCCGGGGCGAGTGTTATTAAATTATACTCCTTTTCAATGCCGGCTAACACGGCGTTGTATTGGTCGTAAACTCCGGGTTGCACTGTGACACTCTTGTTGTCGCTGTTAATTGTGCAATCCGTGCGCATGAATTTTGCTGTATAATACGGCTCCCATATATCGCCATTGTACTTTTCAATAAACAAAAGATACTCGGTGTCAAACGGGGCGGACATAATAAGTTCATAATCATTGCGCACAAAGACCAATTTTCCCGACAATTTGGCGCGATAAAACTTTTGCCCGGTTTCCATTTCGTACTCCAACGCCAAATCGTCCTTGTATATTGGAAACACCGGCAATTTTGGCGTTTCGCCGGTGTTAAACTTTAATAAAAAACGATATTCGGGGTTCATATTCTTTTAATCTTTCGGGTTAAATTTTTGTAACTTTCATATATTGCGCCGTCTGCGGCTGTATAAATTCGCCGGCGGTTCTGTTCCTTTATTTCGCGTACATCCTCGGACAGATTGCGCAAATCCGGATTGCTCCCGGTTACATTCAGCGTCAACCCCTCTCCGTTGTATGCGTTGAGATACTTTCGTTCAAATGTACCGTCGTTGAATGAATTTATAACGCTCGGAATATAACGCCTAAACCGTCGCGAATTGCGTTTGTTAATGACCGCAAAAAACTCTCCTCCCTCGGCGCGGCGACGCGTTCCGTCGGGTTTTACACCCAAATCGACATCGTTCCCACTTTGGTGCGAACCACCGTCCAAAAGTTCAACAGTTCCCTCGCCATACTTTTCCGATGTCATTTGCGCGGCTTTTATTTTTGCGGCGGCAAACGAGCCCCACATTACCGCAATTGCCGGAATTGCCCACGGGAAACCTAATTGCGACCATATCAGCGACGTTGATGTTACAAGATTGCCAATTTGTTGCACCGTTTGGATTGCGGCTTGTGCCTTTTGTGCCTTTTCTTGCTCTTTTAGGGCTTTTTCTTGGTTCTTTTTTGCAATGTCCAACTCCTTTTGTGCCATTTGCACATTGTGGGCATATCCATTGTTTCGCGCCTCTATCTCTGCGTCCAAAAGACTTTGTGCACTTTCAATTTCGGCGTCGGCTTTTTGCACCTTGGCGTCGGCGGCCGCCGTATATGCGTCCATGTACTGTTGCAACGCGTCCATCGCGTAACTTGTCGCCGTGTCAATAGCCTCTTTTTGTTCGTCGTCGAGATTAAGGCCAAACAATCCATAAATATCCGCCCGCTCGGCATTTTGTGACTGTTTTATTTCATTGTCAATCCGCGCGATAGTGTTTTTTATTGTTTCCACCTCCATGTCGGACATTTTAATATTGGCGGCCTCGTTAATTCTCAACAATTCTTGCAGACGTTCTTTTTCCGCCCTCAATTGGAATTGCTTTTTGCGCTCCTCCGAATTACGCAACAAATCAAATTCGGACTGTGCAAATGCTTGCCGTTGCTCCAACAGATTGAGAGAGCGTTCCCTATTGAAATCATCCTCCATACGCATGATTTCCGCATTATACTTTTTATTTATATCCTCCTCCGACTGTTGCATATCAGCGGCCAACGACTTATTGTTGGCGAGTTCCAATTTTCGTTGCTCGTCTAATAATGCCAAACGTAATTGCAACTCCTCTTCGCTCCCGGCTTTTACTGTGGCTAATCGCAACTCCAAACGTTCAGCCTCGCGCTGATGTTGCTCTATCGCATATTGATTTTCTAATTGGCGCAAATCATCATAGTATTGAGCGGTCAATAACTCCATTTGCTTGTTTAGTTCGTTACGTTCTTTCTCCGTCAACGTTCGTTCTCTTTCCAAACGGAACATTATATCCTCAATTTCGCGATTATATCCATTTTGCAACAATATGCGCTTTTTATCAATTCCCTCCGCCATTGTTGCTATTTGCAAATCTTCCGTCTGTCTTAATACAGCAATATTCGCAAGCAAACGTTGGTTCTCTAATTCCGCGAGTTCATTTTCAAGTTGTTGCTCGAGATATATAATGCGAGCATTAAGAGATTTTCTCGCATTTTCCGTGAGATTACTTTCTGTTTGCAACTGCAACTTAATATCAGCAATTGCTCGTTTGTTTGCGGCCTTTTTTTGTTCTCGCTGTCTCGCATACGAATCAGCCAATAATGATATTTTAACATCTTCGGTTGCCCGGATGATGTCTAATTCATTTTTTGCCATTTCTTTTGCCGCGCGTTTTCGCTCTTCCAATTGCAACTGTCGTTCGAGTTCGATGTCCTTTTGCTCTGTTTTAAGCTCAACCGCAATTTTTACTTTTTTGTCAAGAACATCAATTTGTCCTTGAACCGCCTCGATAGCCTCGTCAATATCGTTTTTATCAACCTTGCCATCTAAATCAACATCAATCTCTATTTTTTTATCGCCAATTGCTTTTGCTTGATTGATAGAGTATAATGTTTTATAAAGTTGTTGGAGTTTTTTGCGATTTTCCTCAATATCATGTATCTCCTGTGTATAAAATCCTCGTTGGCGCGCATTGTTGACAACGCGTTCTCTATAGATTTTGTCTTCTATTTCTTGCAACTCTTTTGCGGACGCCCCTCTTGCTTGTGCTAAACGCAAATCGCGCTCATATTGTTTCTCGTTATTTTTTCCTCTTTGGTTCATTATTTCAGCCTCTTTTTCAAGATATTCGAGCCACGCGTTACTCACCTCGTTGAGCATTGATTGTTTTTTTGCGGCGCCATCCGTATTGTTAGAAAATGCAACCAACGCACCAACAACGGCAACCAACGCCATTGCTAACAAAACATACGGATTGGCATAAGCCACAATATTAAAGGCCTTTTGCGCGATTGTTGCCGCAACTGTACCTTTAGTTGCCAACGCCTCGGCTTTAGCCTTTGCCATAATTTGCAATCTTGTCACACCCAACATCAATGCCGATTGTTTTTGCACTGCATTTTGCAATTGTTGTACACCGGTTGCTAACGCAATCGCCGCTTGCAACTTACGTTGAGCCTCCTCCACATCTTCGCTCTCTTTGCCAAATAACTCCATTGCTCCGGTATATGCGGCAAAACCGCCGGACGCGGCAGAGGCTCCGGCCAACACTGCGTCCAATTGCGACGTATCCGAGGCCATATTGGCAACCTCTGCCGACGCGTCAGCCATTGCGTCTTTTAGTGTCGCTGTTTCTTGGAGGAGGTTTTGGTATTCTTCCGTCGTCTCCTTGCCCTCCAATTTCATCATGGCCAACTGTTTTGTGTTTTTTTCGATTTTAGAGGCCATCTGTTCAGCGGCGGCGGCGGCGTCAATCATTGCCCCGGCATAATTACCAACATTTAATTGATGTTTGCCGGTCGCCTCTTGCAAACGTTTCATTTCCTCATATATGGCCTTGGTTTCCTCCTCCAACTTTCGGCCGGCCTCCGTACCCTCGCGCTCGGCCAATGACATATTGTTTAGATATATCTTATTAAGCGAGTATTGCGCGGATAGTCGATTGTAACTACCCTCGGCCGAGTTGTTGATTTTAATCAACAATTTGTTTATTGCATTGGCCTCTTGTTGCGCATGCTTTAACTCGGCCAATTTCTTTGCATTTTCACTCTCTGCAAACGCTAATTCGCGTTGCGCCTTTGCCAAACGCTCGGCGTCGTCGGAGGCATTTTTTGTGGTGCGCCGCCCCTCCTCGGTTGCCCCGGAAACTGTTTTGAGAACTGCGCTCAACTGTATTGCCTCGGCGCGGATATTTTTCAGTGCGTTTGTATATGTATCCGACAATTCGTCCAATTGTTTAATTAAGTCCGTTATCGAATTGTCCGGGCTAACGAGGTCGGAATATTTAATCGGGTTGTTGTTGTCTGCCATTGCTTAACGGTTTTAATTGTTATTTTATCAAAATCCTTTGTCTGCGGCGTTTTCTTTTCAAATATGTATATTTGTACGTTTCGAGATTAAAACGCGGCTGTACGGGCTTTATTAAGGCCATAGGCCTTGCTCTTGTTCTTTATTTCCTCGCGTATGTATTCAAACGCGTTGTAATACTCGAGGACGGTGTAACATTTCGGGTCAATATTGAGATACTGCGATAACATTAGACACATGCGTTCAAACTGTTTGTCGTATTTTATCTCCATATTCTCGGAGCCACTAAACGAACGCGGTTTGTTGTACAACAACAATTCCATTGTAACGCGGTCAAGTTCCGCCGCCTTGTGTTCATCCTCGCCGTTAATTACTGCGTCTAATACGAGCAATGTCCGGCGGCGCAGTTCGTCATAATACTCTTTGACACTTGCGTCGTCGAACACCTTGGGGAAATACAGTTGCAACTCATCGTCTATTTTTTTTTTAACCGCCTCATTTTGGGCGGCTATCTCTATAATAGGAACATCGGCGAACATTGCAACCGTTTTTTGCAACCCCTCATCCGATATATCTTCGCATGGCTTGCCGTCGATACTCTTAACCAATACGGCAAACGCCATGTGGCGCGGGGATAGCCCGGTTTGGATATAATATACATTTTGGCGCATATTATCCAATTCGACCGCCGCCAATTCCGGGGTTTTACTTTTGCAATACGCGATTATTTTTTCGATATGGCGGTCAAAATCCGCCATGTCGGAGCCAATGCCCGAATCCACCAACAACATCTTGTTGTATTTATGAAATCGGCGCATTGGCAACTCTTCGATTGCGTCGTATAATTCGACGCGCATTGTTCCAATTTGAACGGTTCTCATAACATTTTGCGTGTAATTACTGTTGAACATACCGGAACCAACAAGACTGACGGTTCACGGATTGCAATTGCAAATATAATGGATAAAATCACGCCTACCCACCAACTCAAGCAAAAATCGCAACTAAACATTTGCGCAAAAAAGTCGTTGCCATGCACTTGCACCCATTCAATTGCGCCCAACTTTTGAGCCAATAGGATAATGAACGCGGCCAATGTCGCAACAACTATCACTGTAATAACAAAAGATAACATAATTCACTCAATACAATTGTCCGATACACTCATTAAGCCGGTAAAACGCCACCCGCAATATGGGTGCATTAAAAATTGGTTGTCAACCTCGTCGAGCGTAAACCCGGCAAACACATTCTCCGCTCGCTCGTAAATCTTGTCAATCTTAACCGAACCATGACGCAACCATATTTCGCCATTCAACGCGCGCATTATTTGCCTTTTTACACCCTCGGTGTCGCGTTCGTCGTACTGTTCAATCGTGCGCATATCCACCCACACAATAAGAGAAAAGGGCGCGTTGTATTTACTCGTTTCTCCCACAACCCAATTAACGTTTTGCGGGTCATCCAACGTAAAAAAACAGTAATTTCCAAAATTGGAATCCGGCGCAATGAGCCGGTATTCATTACCGCCAATGTAAATATTGGGCGAGTAAACGCGTTTCCCGTTTATTACTTTGACCAACCGTTCAGCGCGGCCAAATACATGGTCGAGCCACGGCAATGTATTTGCCAAACCTTGTTGCAAGCTCGCTATCACCAAATCAAACAATTGCGGATTTTTTCTAATTGGTATTTTATCAATCGCCATAAATCTTTTGCTTTGCTGTTTGTAACAAATCCGGATAGATGAATTGCCAAATTACTTTTGCAATATTCTCGTCCGTTAAACCTAATATTTGGCGGCCGTATTTTTTAACCAAACCCTCTGTTTTGAAATCTGCCGCTTTGATTTCAAACTGCGTGTCTCCGACATCGAGGTAAAAGGACGCCGCAAAATCGCCCTCGTCGTGTAACGTTACGCGATTTGTCGGTTGTCCTTTTGCCTCTTTTATTTCGATAGTCAGCGGCGAATATGGGGCATAATCGGCAATTTCCACGCCCAAACGGTTAACACCTTGCTCATACAACTGCTCCTCCGCATTCATATCAACAATATATGCCTCGTTTTCCATAATGATGTCGGCAATATACAACCCGGATGTCAACCCGGCGTTAAATTCAGCCACGCGGGCGCGTAAATCTTCAATAATTCCCATATCAAACGGTTCGATATTTTACACCCTTGTTGTTGCACGTTAAACAAATGCGGTCAATCCCGGAGGTGTCAATGCTTAACGCCTCGTATGCTTTTTTGAGGTCATGTCCCAATCCGCCCGGCCTTGCCCCGGATGTGTTGCCATCCAATTCGTACAAAATATCCATGCGCGACGCATTAGATTGATTTCGGTTAACACGAACGTCCGGGTTTAATGCCATAGTCCGCAACGCGATTGCCGCAACTTGTCGTTGTACTACGGTTTGGAACAATGCGCGCTGTTCAACAATAAAATCAGTCAAGTCACAACCAACAGTCACCTCAACGTTAAGGCCATAATTTTGCGTATTGGTATAAGCATTATTGTCGATGTTCCACAATTCCGGAAATTGAGCAAAAGTCTCGGGCGCATTGTAGGTAAACGGCGAAATATAGAGATATTTGGTTAACTCACGCCACGCCTCAACACTTCCGATATTGCATGTCCCGCACGGCTCTCGGCTCCAATCTTTAGAGACATTTATGGCCTCCATGCCTTGCGGCAATTCGTCTTGATTATAGCATAGGAACCACGCGCCGCCGGAATTGTTGCCACTGCTAATATAGGGCATAAACGCGTCTTTAACGCTAAACCATTGAAAGCCACCGTTTGTTTTTGTGAAATCCAACTCAAACGTTTTAACGGGTTCAACTTGCGACGAATGGAAAAGATACATTTTTACAATGCCCGTTCCGCCCGTCATTTGCAAACCGATACGTTCTATTTTAGCGGTCACGCCCATGCTACGCACGGGCACAATCTCAAAACCAACCAATTTGTGACGATTTTGAACCGTTGCGTTTATTCTGCCGGCGCCGTCAAAAAACGTTCTACGTTCCAATAGGTTCTTTGTTTCGCTCTGCAAATTTTTCATCTGCACAAATGTTTGAACAGCCGTCGAAATTCCATTGCGGGTCAAGAACTCCAAATAATCGTTCAATTGGTTGTATGGTTTCCACACCTCGCCGCCGTAATCTTGGGAATAGTCGTTGTTGAAGTCGGAGGCGGGAGGCTCCATATTGACATTATTTTGCTTGGCTATCCATACGATGCCTTTATGTGCAACTTTTTGGCCGGCCATGTATTCGGTCATCATATTCCATTTGCTGTATTGCTCCACAAAATCATCGGGCATTATAGAGCGGATGTTTTTTAACGTTACAAGCGGGTGCGCCATTTGGAATGACAACCCGCTTTCGGAGACTGTCAGTTTTTCGTCGATGTGTTGCGTCGGGTCAAATGCTTGCTCCCAACCGACAACGTTCAGCAATGCGTCTTGTATTTCCTTGATACGATACATGATTGTCAAAAATTAAAAGGGAGACGGGATTTCCCGCCTCCCTCGGTTAATAGATAGGTCGCGCGTCTTTTACGCAGGGAAATCCGCCGCGTTGGTAACGTACACCGGTGTCGCAATAGGTGTGTTTGCCGCCGGCTTGGCAATCTGCGCCTTGATGATTGGGTTTGCGGTTGCGGCGGGGTTACTATTGTATGCAACAATGAACGCCACGTCAACGCTAAATCCGAAATACTCCTTAATGGCACATGTCAAATCCGCAGTCGCGGCTCCGGCAATCGCGCTTTGGTCGCCTACCGCTGTGTAATAGTGCGAACCAACGGGGAGGTCGATATATGGCAAACGCACAACGTCCCACTCATGGAAATTCGCACGCGCGCGGCGTAATGCCTCACGGTCTACGCGTGTCAAGACGCCGACATTGCCGTCTGCAACCGCATAGAATGTGCCGTTTTTGCCCTCCTCGTTAACGACGTTATTTGAGTAGTGCAAAACCTTGTTGTCGTACTCCATGCGCTTGTTGACGTCGTTGTAAACGCCATGTTGCGCCAACTTTCGAACGAGGCTATCAACACCGGCATTGCCGACGATGTGTATCATTTCGGGGTAACAGTTCGCCCTCATCATTGGGTTAATGTCGCCCAAAATCTCGGTTGCCATTTGTGTCGGCACGTCGATAACGTTGGCAACTTGCTGATACTGCAACAAGTCTTTGAACAACTGTGTCTTGTTTGCCTCGAGAGCCGCAACGGCGTCAACGTCCAATTTGTTCGCCAACGCGCGAGTTACCTTTTCCATCTTGCGACGGAAATCGTGCTCATAGGTAATCTCGTTGTTCATGTATGCGGCGGGCACCATGGTAAAGCCGACGGCATATGTTGCCCATACAACCTCATACAATGCCGATGTATTTTCGTCGTCGGCAATGACACATGAGCGAACATTTGCGACCTCCACGTTGCCGTCATAGTTCAACACGGGGATTTGAACCGTGTTGCCGATAGACTCGAACGCGCGGTCAATCAAATGCTGTGATATAATTGAATTACTCGCGTTGGTTTGCTCAATGAAAAAGTCCAACGCACCATACTCACACGGGCGGGTCATGTCGCGGTCTAACTCCGGGTTTTCAACTCGCCAATTTTGCAATCTTGTTGCAACTAAACTCATAGTTTTAAAATTTTAAATTGTTATTAAATTGGGCTCACCCTTTGCCCGTTGTTTTTACTTTTCCGGCAATGCCTTGATATTGTTATCTTGCCATGCCTTTTGCATTGCGGCGTCAAATTCTGCCGAACCGTTTACCATGCCGCGCGCCATAAGGCTTGACGCAATGGCATTGTATGCCTCAACGCGTGTTTTCGCACCGGACACGTCAACAGTTGCGCCACCATCGCCGCCGTTACCGCTTGGAGGTATTGTGCCGCCGCCCGGCTGTTGCCTACCCTCGTCCAACACGCCCATTGTTTTGAGTTCTCTTGCAACGAGTTCTCGAGCCGTGTATGGGTTTAATTGGTTCTCCGGGTTGCGCATAACCGCGCCGGTTTCATCTTTGAATGCGAGCACCTTTCCGCCGTTTCCATCGTCGATGTATTCCGGGCTCATGCCCTTAACTTTTGCAACGGCTTGGCTCATTATTACCGCGGTAACAGTTGCGGGATATTCGCCTTTTAATTTAATGGCCGCCGTTGCGGCATTGAACTCGTTATCCATGCGAACGCCCAACATTTCGGTCGCGTGCTGTTTTTTGGCCGCGTCAAATTCCGAATGCAAATCGGCGTATTGTTTCGTAACAGCCGCCAAATCTTTTTGCGCTTGCGCCAACGCTTTTTTTGTTTCTGTGTCGCCCGCGCCGTCCGATATTACCTTTTCCAAACGCGCCTTTTCTTTGGTTAGGTCTGCAATTTGCTTGTTTAGGCCGTCAACGTTTTTTGCACGCTCGGCCAACTGTTTCGCCGCTCGCTCCAAATAGTTGTACGTCTTTTCGTCGCCGTCGCGCTGAACACCGGTTGACGTTGCGATAGTCGCGTCAAATTGACGGTATATTTCGCCGATACGTTGCCCAATGACCGTGTTTTCGTCATTCTGCGACAATGTTGTGATTGCTGTTATCTGCTCGTCGGTCAGCCCGGCCAATACGGCGTTGGCTGTAATCAATTCTCTTGTCAACATAATTCTAACCCTTTGAATTGTTGGTTTTACATTTTGTTACTTCTTTGTCTTTGTTTTGGCGTCGTTATCCTCCGCCTCTTTTTTTGCCTCTCGTTCGGCGAGAGCCTTTGCCACTGCGGCGTCAATTCTTGCTTGAATTTCGGCCTCCTCACGCGCTTTTTTCTCCTCGGCGGCCTTTGCCTTTGCCTCGGCTATCTTGGCGGCGTCGGCTTGCTTTTTCGCCTCCAACTCCTTGATGTATTCGTTGGGGTTGTGCAAAATCTCGATTGTGTAACCTTGACGTTGGAGATTGTGGTGCGCGTTGGTCTCAAAAACCTTTTTGCCGAACTTTTGAATACGGGGATTTGACAAACGCTTTCCGGTTTTGCTATCAAACCTCACAATCTCAATTTTGCAATGGTATTGCTCTTTTTCGTTCTCGGGGACGATGTAATTCTCGGCGTTAACATCGAGGATTTCGACGTCTTTAGTGACGCCCTCTGTTTCTGTGCGTACTCGCATAATTTTTATTTTTAAATGTTGTTAATACTCTCGTTTGCATATTCTGCAAAACGTTGGTTGATTATTTCAATTTTACGCTGAAAAGGAATGTTTGCGCCAAATTCCAATATATTGGTATTTTCGCGCTCAAACCTCCGGACAAAGTTATTAAAATTTAATTTAATTCTCATATCCGTTGCGGAAATTATCCCTTTATCACTCAAATTCAACACCTCGTCGCGTGTCATGTGGCGATACGGTTCAAGCTCTGCCAACGTCAACATGCGTTGCAATTGCGTCGGGTCGTTGCGGTATTCGGTCTCCAAAATTTGGTTGTGCAACGCGTCCAATTCTGCCTCGCTCGCCCCGCTCTCCCGCGCCACTTTGTAACGGTTGCGCAATTCCGCGGCGTCAAAAATATAAAAATCCGTTCCCATGTTTATTTTTGCCGACACAAACATTGTGCCATAACGCAAACGACATACTGTTTCATCGACAAATTGTTGCGCGGCCTCAAAGCCTTTTTTCACTCGATTAAGGACGGTGCTTTGGCTTTCAAAATTAGCCCTTATTTGTTGCTCATTCAACGCGTCGCGCGTTGTAATTTCCTCATTGGTGCCAACTACGGACGTAATAATTGCGTTGCGCAAACGCTCCTCCTCGGCAACATTGTAATCGAGGCTCGCACGGTCAACGGTTAGCATTTGAACCGGGTTGCGCAAATCGGGTTGATTTTCGCCCGGGATAGGTACCTCAACAAATGAACCAACGCCAACAATGCGTTTCTCGCCGCACTTGGGGCAACGCATAAGCAATCCCGCGCTGTCATAGCGATAAAAGCCTTGTCGGTCTTTTAGGAAACCACCGTCGCAATAATCGCCGTTTTCGCTATTGCTAAAATCGCATGCTTGCTCATAGCCGGAATAAATTGGATATGCTCCGTACAAATCCAAATGACGCTTGCTCAAATGATAAAACAGATACCAATCCAAACTTTCCAATTCTTTTGTCAGCGGCGACGCCTTGACGTCGGGTTCGCGCAAACTGATAGCCTCGTTCCAAAAGAAACGCGCCGGGCAATAGCCGAGGTCGTGCGGATTGTCAACTAACAAATTGCCAATGTTGCCGCCTTTTTCCTCATTAAACACGCGGTAACGCTCCTCGTCAATTACTGCAATTCGGCCTCCGTCTTGGCGGAATATTATCCAATCCATGACGCCGCTTGTGCGGTTAGCCTCAAATGCGATAACACTCTCAATGGGCAACCAATAAAAATATGGAGCGGGATATGTTTCTCCGGCTTTTTGTTCCGTTGGCAAATCGACAATCAAAACACTGTTTATCTCCGACTTGAAAAACTCCCAACCCTTTGTCGCCCATATATCCGGCTCATGCAATACGTTAACGCGATAATATTCCCAATCGTCGCGTTGCTCTGTATTCATAAATTGGTAGTTAAAAGCCGGGTTGCGTCCGTCAAATATTCGGCTCAACTTGTCAAAACAAATACCCGTTACCTCGTTAGTTTTAACGGGGTAACGGAACAATGTTTTAAAAATTTTGAACTTGTCATGCGGAATTAGATTGCTAACAAAAGAGAGAAAGTCGCTCGTTGGCTGACACAAATTTGCTGTTAGGCTTGTTTGTGCATGGAAACGTATGCGGTTTTGGTGCAAAACGGCGCGGTTAATTGTCGCGCGTTTCCTCTGCTCCTTTATCTGCTTTCTTATTTCGTCGAATGATAGTGCCATTTTCAAACTCAAATTCGGATTTTTTCGGTAACTCCCACCCGCCATTTTTAGGCATTCTCAAAAGCCTCTCGGCGTGTGAAATCTCAAACTCTTGTGTAACGCCCAACGTGCAACATTGTAACGTTACGGTTGTGCGCTTGCAACTCATTACTGCGCGGGTTTTAGGTCGGTCAATGGGTTGAAATCGGCCGGAACCACAATCACGAGGTCATCCGAGTAATTGGGCAAAAACTGCCATTGGATTGCATTGTTGTCGGGAGCCTCGAGACCGCCATGCGACTTGTCACCGATGAACAGCGCGCGGATAGGGATAGGATAATAAACGTTGTCCCCGCCCTTGATTGCCTCAATGCGGCCATTTTCGTCGAAGAGGTAAACGCCCAAATTGTCAACCGCGGCCTCGCACTGCAATGACTTCATTGCCTTGATAACCGACTGTGGCATTTTACGCAAAACGCCGGTAAATGGGCTCGGCTCGCGACCGATTATTTCCTCAACGCCGCCCAATGTCTCATTGCCGCCGCCAAAGGTACGCGCCGCACCGGCCTCGTTTGATGGTGCTTGAATGTATGGCGATACAACAATTTTTGTTGAGTCGTCTGCGCTAATCTTGGGCGTCCATGACGCTAACGCTGTGATTGCACTCTGCGCGTCAAACTTGTTTTTTTCGCCATTAGCATTGTGCAAGCGTTGAAACGCAACTTTTTGAATTTGTCCGAAACTTTCGGTACATACGACCGCGGGGATTGTTTCCAATGACGCCGCCGCCGGGCATTGACATGTAATCATAATTTTTTAAACTTTAAAGTTAAACGATTTATTGCACGGCTGACCCTTTGCCGTAAAGACGCACAAAAGTAACAACATTCTCGCAAAAATTACAAGCCGCGCAATATTTTTTTTATTTTAACCCGGGCAAACGCACAAAAAAACGGCATTTTCTTTACACGTTCCCGGCAAATGCACAAAAAAACGGCATTTTCTTTACACGTTAATTCCGTATCTTGACGCCTCGATTGCTGTGGCCATATGGCAACGCATTCCCATCCGCCAACTCTTTCTCATATATGCCGGTCAACGCGTCTTCCGGGTCGTCGTGCGCGTTGGCCGCAAAATTGCGCAAAAAACCGGCTATATGCTTATGCGCTTTTGCAAACCGGGTCTCCCACCCGAACGGGAAAATTATTTGTTGGTTAACCATTGCCGAGGCCGTTATAATACGGCTCTCCTTGTTGCCATTTTGATAAAACGGCGCGGTTAATGCCTTGACTTTGCGTTTTACAATTTTCTCAAATTGCGAACCGCCGTTGTTGCTTTCAATCCACGCCTTTTGCACTCCATTACGATTTATCAATGCCGGAACAGTAATTGTTGTCACATCGGTGCTCTCGTCGGTCATTTCAATATCCGTTATTAAGGCATACAAAATCGGTTCAAAACGTTTTGTTTTTTCGTTCCATGTTTCGTTTGGCGATTTATAAATATCATACGAGGCCGCAAATAATAGGTCGTCGCCCTCGTCTGCAACATCGACATAACAGCCGGAACGAACGAACGTCCCCCAATCGGCTTTGTCAACCCATGTTTTAAACGGCTGATACAAACGTCCCTCCGCCGACCCCGGGTTGCCTTGATACAAACAATTGAATTGCACCGGGTCGAGTGCCATATGCTCCTCCAACTTTCGGCGGCTGTGCATATCCTCCCACAACGCCGCCCCCACCGGGCGCGGGTCTAACTCGGTCGGCTCTCCCGTCTTTAACGCCTCAAAGTTTATGCGAACCCATGCACCCTCCGGGATGTTGTCAAAATCCGCCCAACACTTTGCGTCGATAATAGGTTCGCCGCTCTTTTCAATTCGTCCAATAAGGTCGTCATCATGCCAACGAGTGAATACAATCAACTCTTGCGAATTATTATGCAAGCGCGAACGAATGACGGTTGTGTACCAATTCCATGCGGCCGCACGAACAATCGGGCTGTTGCCCTCTTTGTAGTCCTTGTAAACATCGTCAAGTATAGACACGTCCACCGTCTTGGATGTTAGCGAACCACCGCGGCCAACAACGCGCAACGAGCCTTTGCGGCCGACAATTTCAATTACTTCGGAATTTCGCAAATAATTGTTTGCCATTGTTACCACATTTGAGCCGTTGAGGTATGTTTCCGGAAACAACTCGCTATATTCCGGCGTGTCGACAATACGTTGGACGTCGCGGTTAAAATCGCGGGCAATTGTTGCGGCATACGACGCGATACAAATGCGTAAATCCGGGTTGAGACCCAACATAAACGAGGGCAATTTGCGTGACGAACCCTCCGACTTTCCGTGCTGTGGCGGCTGTTGAATAATTAGTTTTTTGATTTTACCATGCGCAAACATATCGAGAACCGTATAATATACCACATGGAACGGCTCAAAAATCAAATCCGGCTGTACATACCGGGCGAAATTCAACAACCTTTTACGCGCCGCATGCTTGACGATTTCGGCCGGTTTAACCTTGTTTGTTATCTCCATTTTTGCGCCTCTTTA